GCGATCGACATTCCCGATGTGATGGAGTTTGCGGCGAAACACGGCAGGTGCGTCGTGTCGGTGACTAGCGAGGGATTTCACGACATCGAGATTTACGACGACTACCGAGAGTAGAAGGCGAACACGCAGGATAAGCGGCGGCTTCGCCGTCCGCTTCATCCGCTGGTTATCCAATGAGCACACGATCACAGTTTGCGTTTGCGGCTCTCGATGCTGGCATCCGCGTCGAGGAGAACCAAGCCGAATGGCTCGGAACGCCGGAGGCTTGCTGGGACGCATACGTTGCGAGCCGGGCGACGGCCACTCGCGACCGGCTCGGGTGCGACGTGTATTGGATCGAGGCGACTTGTGGGAAGCAGACCTACTGGAAGATCGGCATTTCGCACGACGCCGAGAAGCGGATGGAGGACTTCGCAAAGACGTTCCCGATTGCATCGTGGCGGATTCTGCGGACGTGCCGAATGGCGAGGCGGAAGGTAGCCGAGATATGCGAGGCCGACATGCTCGTGTCGTGTCGCCACCTGCACATAGACGGGGAATGGATTCGGACTGGATAACGATGCGATCTGCGGCTTGTCCGCAGCATCGCTTGGTTATGCCGGGTTGATTCACACAGGAGAAGACGATGAAACCGGGTGACATTTTTGTTGGCAAGACATACCGCAACAAGGGCGCGGGCAGAACGACTCGCCGTGTGGTTGACATGGGGACGCACTTGCCGCCGCCGCACTGGCTTTCAAACAACCCTCGCCCTGACGAGAGCGTGGTGGAGTTTGTACAGGGCAGGGAGACACACAGGCTGTACCTGTCGTCATTCGCGGCGTGGGCTAATAGAGAAGTTGTGGCATAACGCCAGAGATCACAAGCCGCGAACTAGGAGGGCGGCCCACATGAACGATACGAATGAGCGGTCTTGTGCATCGCGTGGTTCTCGGCCAGTGGCGTGGGTGGTCGCTCTCGGCGGCGACGGGCTCATCATCGACGGCATCTTCCTGCGGAGGACGCAGGCGGAGGAAGCGTGTGCTTGGCGGAACGAGCACACCACTTACGGCGCAAGGATCATTCCACTCCACGAGAAGCCGCAGCCAACGCTCACCGACGAGGAGCGGGAGGCGTTGTGGTGTGCCGTGTGCGACTACAACAGCATGACGAGAACGCTGGACATGCCGAGATGCGGGAAGATCGGCCCAGCCCTTGCGAGTCTTTTTGAGCGATTGAAGTGAGAACGCCAGCGATCTGCGGCTCGTCCGCAGCATCGCGTGGTTCTGCGGGTCGGTGGTTATAAATCTGTTGGGGTACGGCGTATTAGATGTAGGAGGACACAGCCATGACCGGAAAGACAGTCACAATCGACCACGCCGAACTACTGCGTATCCGAAGCGCGCTTCACGGCGTGACGCTTCACTTTCGCGACCTGATGGAAAACGGCTTTCCGAAGCCGCCACGCAAGAACTGCAACGCCGACGCAGGGTCGGCGCATCAGGAATGGCTTGACGAGAGATGGCAAACGCTGAACGTGGCAGGCGAAGTTCTCAAGGATACGGAGCACCTATGTTGATTGCGTGCTGTGGCTGCGCGACTGAAGCAGGTATTTTGGCCGTCGTAGTGGGCGCGATATTCCTTTTTGCTTTCATTGTTCTTGAGTGCATAAGGATTTGAGTTTCAAGCAGAACACGGAAGATCAACGGCGGCCACCGGAGGACTCACCATGACACATGACGCAGAAGGGCCGTCCGTTGCATCGGCTGGTTCTGTTTTGGGTTGCGCAGGAGCAAATGCCAAGGAGCGGCAAATGACCGTGAACAAGAATCCGATTGGGCGTTACGTCTATGCCTGGTTCAACGACGACAGCCCTTTTCCGTTCTATGTTGGAAAAGGCGTTGCCGACAGGGCCTGGAAGAGGCACATGCTGAAAGGGCAATCTGCCTTTTGCAACAAGATTCGCTCGGCGTCTTCTAGATTTTGGGTTCACATCGTAAAGGACGGACTTACGAACGAAGGGGCGATGCTGCTTGAGGCCGCCCTTATCGGCATGTTCTCGGCGATGGGGGGATGCGTTGCCAATCAGGTATCGCCCTTGCGTCGCCAAGAGGTTCCGCCGCTGTGGCTGCGTGACGTATTGGCTAAGCACGAGCCCGTGAGCCGATTGGTTCAGGACGAAGAATCAGAGGACGGACTTTTGTCCGAGATCATTGACGTGCTGGACGAAACGGAAGGGCGCGGGGCCTTGTGCCTCACGCCAGGCAGGATCGCAGAAAAACTTGGAGGCCGATACGGGCGCGAACGGATCGTAAACTGCATGAAACGCCACGGCCTGAATCCGTAACAGAACCAGTGTTTATGCGGACCCGCATAAACATCCCCCATGCTGCATATCACGCCATAAAATCGCGCCGCACGGCCGCGAGGCGCGAAGCCGGGGCGTTATCGTGGTCCGCATAGTACGCCTGGATGATCCCCAGTGAGTGCCCACCTGATCGCCCTGACCGGCTGCATCTACGCCTACGTCTGCCTTGAGCAGTTCTGGCGTGGCAACGTGCCGATGGCCGTAGCCTACGCCGGGTACGCATTTGCAAATATCGGCCTTTGGTTGCTGGCTTCTCGGTGATTCGGCGGCTGTCCATGCCCTCGTAAAATGGGGGTAAGGAGACACGCCATGCCCGCCTACCTCGATGACGAGTTCTTTGAGGAAGTCGATGCCGAGCTAAGTTCGAGCGAAGGCATCGTGTGCATCGAGTTCCTTGACGGCCCGGCGGGCTACTGAACACTGGTACACTAGTGGTAGGGATGCGGAAGCATCCCGCACCAGGAGCCTCCAGTGGCCGACAACTCCGACGTTCTTGACGCAGTGGCGGCGAATCTCGCCCAGCCGAAGCGTGCCCGCACGGACGCCGGCGAAGTGGAGCAGCACGACCTCGACAAGCAAATTGCGGCCGCCAAGTTCGTGATCGGCAATCGTTCGGCCAGCGGTGGCGCCTTCTCGCCGTTTGCCGCGGTGCGGCGGGCAAACATCGAACTTCCCGGGGGCTGCGGCTGATGGGGCTGCTCTCGTGGTTCAAGAAGCCGGCCGATCTCCGCCAGACGGTGGAATCGCAGCGTATTGCCATCACCGAGATGATCCGTGCCCGGTACGACGCGGCACAGACCACGTCGCTGAACACCCGCCACTGGTCGATGGCAGACTTCCTTTCTGCCGACGCCGCCCTATCGCCGGAGGTTCGCCGGAAGATCCGCAGTCGCGTGCGGTACGAGGTTGGGAACAACTCGTATGCCGCCGGCATGGCAAGCACTTGGGCGCACGACCTGATCGGCACAGGGCCGCGGCTGCAGCTCGACCTCGGCCCCGACGTGGACGCCGACCTCTGCCGCAAGGTGGAGCTTGCCGTCTACGACTGGTCTGTGGAGGTTGACCTAGCGAAGAAGCTGCGCATCGCCAAGATCGCCAAGATCAGTGACGGAGAGGTGTTCGGCATCAAGACGAACAACACACGGCTTGACGGCGTTCAGCTCGACGTGCGGCTGGTTGAGGCCGATCAATGTGCGTCCCAAAACGGATTTCCGACCGAGCAAGACATTGACGGTGTGGTTTACGACGAGAACGGCGTTCCGTCACGCTACTGGATCCTCAAGCGTCACCCAGGCTCAAACTACGCCGGCTGGAACCAAGAAGGCCGCTGGGTGGACGCGAAGGACGTGTACCACTGGTTTCACGCCACCCGCCCTGGTCAGCATCGCGGCGTGCCGGAACTTACGCCGGCGATCGAACTGTTTGCCCTCATGCGTCGGTTCACGCTGGCGACCGTAACGGCCGCCGAGGTGGCGGCAGACTTCGCGGCGATCCTCAAGAGCACCATGTCGCCAGACCAAGTGGGGGCGGCCCATATCGCCGACTGGGAAACGATGCCGGTCGTCCGCGGCATGATGACGGCGATCCCGGACGGCTACGACATCACGCAGATGCGGTCGGAGCATCCCGTTTCCACGCATGACCAGTTTGTGCGTCGGCTGCTGAATGAGTGCGCCCGTGCCGTCGATATGCCCTACATCGTGGCTGCGATGGACAGCAGCATGGCGAACTACAGTTCGATGCGCGGCGACTACTTGGTGTATCGCAAGCGAATCAGCGTTGAGCGGAACGACGTGGAGCGGGTGTTTCTCGACCCGCTTCTCAAGGCATGGCTTGACGAAGCCGCCCTCGTCGCCGGGCTGATCCCTGACGGCCTGCCGCCGGTTGCTGAGTGGAACTGGTCGTGGTCGTGGGACGGTTTCGACCACGTAGATCCGCTCAAGGAGGCCGAGGCCGAGGCGGCCCAGATCGGCAACAACACCGCGACGCTGGCGGAGATTTGCCAGCGGCGAAACAAGGACTGGCGTCAAGTGTTGCGGCAGCGTTCTGTCGAAAAGTCGCTCGAGCGTGAACTTGGGATTGAGCCGGTCGTGAAGACGCCCAGCCCGGCCCCGGCACAGGAGAACGTACCCGCATGAGCCGCCTTGAACTCAACGCCGACTTCAACCTTCTCGCCGCAGACGGCGAGGGCAGCGTCCCCACGTTTGAGATGACCGCCTACACCGGTGCCGCTATCCGGCAGGGGTGGAGTCGGACGCCGATCGTCGTTGACCTGGAGGGAATGTCGGCTGGCCAGACGACTCCGATCCTCTACGGCCACGGCAAGGAAATGCCGCTCCTTGACTCCGTGATCGGCAAGGGTTCGCCAACGAACGACGGCAAGCAGTTGATGCTGTCCGGCGACCTGATCGCCGGCGAGCCTGCGAGCGACAAGCTCATCCGGCTGGCCAAGGCCGGCGTGCCGCTTCAGGCGTCGATCGGGGCGGATGCCCTGTCGTTTGAGAACGTGCCCGCCGGCACGACCGTAACCGTCAACGGCCGCGACTTCGTCGGGCCGATCAGTGTTGCTCGCCGCACGATGCTTCGTGAAGTGAGCGTGGTTCTGTTTGGTGCGGACGCCAATACGTCCGCGGCTATCGCCGCCGAGGCGAACGAGGTTTCACCCATGAGCGATCAGCTCAACGAGACGCCTGTCGATGCCGTCAAGGCTTCGGCGGAAGACACGGCGAGCGTCGCCGTGGAGAAGACCCCGGCCATCCAGGCCAGCCAGCCGAAGCCGCTGACGGCCGAGGAAATCGCCAGCGTCGTCCGCGAGACGATCAAGGCGGAGCGGCTGCACGAAGTTCGTGCCAGCCGGCCCGCTGCCCCGGTCCCGACGGAGGCCGACATCCAGGCCCACCGCTCAACCGAGGCGAAGGTGGCGGAGGCCACCCTGTGCATCGTCGCCGGCCTGCAAAACCTGGAGAAGCACTTCGACGAGCGGACGCTGGAGGCCGCCGACAAGCGGCGTTCCGAGGCTGGCCTGCAGTCGCTTCTCCTTGACGCTGCCCGTGCGAACGGGTGGAAGGGACACGACCGCAAGGTGACGCATGGCAACGCGAAGGAAATCTTCGCCCATGCGTTCGGGCAGATCCAGGCCACGGGTTTCGCGACCCACAGCATCAGCAACGTGCTGGCCGCGACCTACGGCAAGTTCCTTCTGCAAGGCTTCAACGCCGTCGAGAACGTCGCCGACATGATCTCGAACGTCCGCCCTGTGGCTGACTTCAAGACCGTGACCGGCGTCCGCCTCAACGGTGGTTTTGTGTTTGAGGAGGTTGGTCCCAGCGGCGAGATCAAGTCGGCCGACGCGACCGACGAGACTCGGACCCTCAAGGCCAAGCTCTACGGTCGTCTCTCGTCCGTGAGCATGGTGGACATCGTGAACGACGACCTTGGTGCTCTGACCCAGGTGCCGGTGCGTCTTGGTCGTGGTGCGGCGATCAAGAAGAACATCGACTTCTGGACGGAGTTCCAGGCGTCGAACAGTTCGTACTACCAGGCGGCAACGCCGGCTGGTGGCAACGCCCTGGCGTTCGCTTCTCTCTCCACGGCGGCGATCGCATACCGGAAGCTCCTGGACACGGACGGCAACCTCCTCGGCATCACGCCCAGGATCCTGCTCGTCCCGCCCGACCTGGAGCTGACGGCTGCCCAGCTGATGACGCAATCACTGCTCATGTCGTCAAGCCTCGGCTCGACCTCGAGCAAGGTTGTGGAGCCGACCGCGAACGTGCTCGCCGGCCGGTATCGGGTGGTTTCTTCGGCGTATCTCACCTCCACCTCGACGTGGTGGCTGATGGCCGATCCGAACGACCTCCCGGCGATGGAGGTGGCCTACCTCAACGGTATGACCACCCCGGTTGTTCAGCAGGCCGATGCCGACTTCAACCAGCTCGGCATCCAGTTCCGCGGCTACTACGCCTACGGCGTGGCCAAGGCCGAGGCCCGCTCGACCTACCGCATGGCGACCTCGTGATCGTGACGTGATCCATTCCCGGCCGGCGGGGGCCAAACCCGCCGGCCGGGGCTCACTACCAACTCCCTCAGTTCAGAAAGGTTCCCTCAGATGGCTTCGTATTACAGTGATGGCGACAAGCTCGACTACACGCCCACGACGGGCGTGGCGGCCGGCGAAATCGTTGTACTTGGCAGCACGCTGGTAACGATGGCTGAACGGCCCATCGCCGCCAACGAACTCGGTGCGGTCCTGATCAATGGCATCGTGACCGGCCCGGTGTTCACGACCGGCGTCACCGGTGCCCAAGGCGCGGCGATCAAGTGGTACGCGACCAGCGGCGTGTTTGATGCCACCACTGGCGTCAATGCCGGCTACCTGGCTCGTGCCCGGCTGGCCGCCGATCGCACCGTGGCCGTGCTCCTCTGGCCGGGCTCGTGATCCTGACCGACCCCACGCAAGGGGGCGGGTACGGCCACGCTATCGGCCGTGCCCGCCCCTCTTTGCTCCCTGGTGAACCATGCAGGACATGATCGCCAACGGCGAGACGTGGTTTCGATCGCAGCGGCGTGAGCATCTGGCGACGGAGGTTTCGTACCAGCCGATCGTCGGGCTCACCCGCACCGTCCGGGCGACGGTCGTGGTGGGACAGTGGGAATCGGTCGATTCAGCCGGCCAAATCCTTCGGACGGAAACCAGGGACTTCCTGGTGGACACGACCGACCTCGCCCAAGACCCCAGGAAAGGCGATCGGCTTGTCTACGGCGGCACGACCTACGAGGTGATGGTTCCGCCCGGTGCCCAGAACCATTGGCGGTGGTCGGACAGAAACGAGACTCTCAGGCGGATTCACACAATGGTCGTGTCCGGTGCTTCTGCCGCTGCGAACGACACACTGCTCGTGCGTGCGGTCGGTGCGTCCACGGCCGTGGCGATCACTGACGCCGAGATCGTCGCCCAGCTTACGCTCGACCTCGGCACCGGTCGGAGTATTTTGCAACAGGTGACGGCGGCTGCCGCCTACCTCTACATCGTGCTGCCGGATTCGTTCGGAACGCCGCTGGTTTCGGTGAACGGCTTCCGTGTCACGGCCTTCTCGGCCACCTCCAGGTCGATCACGTTCAGCGGCCAGACCGCAAAGCCGTACACGATCTACCGCTCGACCTACCCCGTGACCGGCAGCGTGCTCGTGGAGGTGGCGTGATGGCTGGCATCCAGGGAACCAACGTCGTCGCCCCGATCGTGCCGCTGGACACGGCGGACGTGCACCCAACGCACGCCGCGGCCTACGGGCTCGGCGGCTACCGGACGGCGGCGACGAACGCCGACCGGGACGCGATCCCGACGCCAAGGCGTGAAGAGGGGATGCTGGTGTTCGTGGCCGCCACCGGCAAGGTTTGGCGGCTGGGGTCGGACCTCACGACGTGGACGGAGCAAACGTCGGTGTCGGCGTGGTCAGACATCACCGGCAAGCCGTCGACGTTCTCGCCGTCGGCCCACGCGTCCACGCACGGCAGCGGCGGGGCCGATCCGATCACGGTGGCACAGTCGCAGGTGACAGGCCTCACGTCGGACCTTGCCGCGAAGGCACCGGCGGACACGCCGACGTTCACCGGCCTCGTGACGTTCACCGACATTTCGACTGCAACATCCAGCACGATCAACGGCGACACGCACTACGTCACGACCATCGCATTCGCGGACGCAACATTTCAGTCGTCCGCCTTCACCTCGACGCTCAAAACCAAGCTCGCCGGAATCGCAAGCAACGCCACCGCCAACGCCACCGACGCCCAGCTTCGCGACCGCTCGACTCACACCGGGACGCAGGCCGCTGGGACTATCACGGGCCTCGCGGCATCGGCCACGACCGACACGACATCGGCGACGAACATCACGAGCGGCACGCTCCCGGCGGCTCGCCTTCCGGCGACCGCGGTCACCGCTGGGGCCTACGGGTCGGCGTCGTCGGTCGCCACGTTCACGGTGGACGCCGAGGGCCGGCTCACGGCGGCCGGTTCAACGGCGATCTCCGTGGCCGCCTCCGCGATCGCCAGCGGCACCATCGCAACGGCGAGGCTCGCCAGCGGCACGGCCTCGAGCTCGACGTTCCTCCGCGGCGATCAGACCTGGGCCACCGCCGGCTCGACATCCGCGTCCGACCTGACCAGCGGAACGCTCCCCGAAGCCCGCCTTCCGAATCTCGTGATTCTCCATCCGTTCCTACTCGCCGGGATGTGACATGCCAGCCGCCTACAAAGTTCTCGGGCAATCCAACCCGTCGGCGACGACGCTCACCACGCTCTACACGGTGCCGGCGTCGACATCGACGGTTGTCTCGACGCTCTCCGTCGCGAACCTGTCAACGAGCGCGATCACGTTCCGCGTCGCGATCCGCCCCGCCGGGGCCACGGTCGCGAACCAGCACTACCTCGCCTACGACGCCGCGGTAGCGGCGAACGATGCGGTCTTCCTCACGCTCGGCGTTTCGCTCGCGACGACCGATGTGGTGAGCGTGTACGCCAGTTCGGCGAACGTGGCGTTCGCGGTCTTCGGGTCGGAGCTGACATGAGCGTCACCAGACTGACAGGCCCGCGACGCATCTCGGCTGCGGGGATCGCATCCGCCGCGGGGACGTACACCGATGGCGTGTATTCGTCGCTGCGGTCGAACCTCACGAACTACTGGCCGCTGAACGAGGAATCCCCGTCGGGAAGCAACACGACCGCCGTCAACTGGGTCTCGGGCGGCACGAACATGACAAGCGACAATGCCGTTCCGTCGGTCGCCGGGAAGTCAAGAAACGGACGATCGTTCACCAGGGCAAACAGCCAGCGGATGTCGGCGACGGCCACATCCTCGATGACAATCTGCGGAACGCCGAACTACACGCTCGCGTTTTGGTTTCGTATGGACGCGGCCCCGGCAAGCGGAAACTACGGCCTGGTGTCGAACGACTTTTTCAGCACTGAGCGCGGTGTGTCCCTCTACATCGGCGGCGACCAGATTTCCGGGGCGTGGGCCCCGCTCGTGTATTTGCGTTATTCCGACTCCACGGAGGAGACATGGCAGCCGTTCAACGCATTTGCGGGAGTGGCCGCGTCGGCGTGGACGTTCGTCTGCCTGCGGCTGTCTGGTGGAACGGCGATTGACTACAGGCTCAACAGCACGGATGCACCTACCAAGACGCTGACTAAGAGTTTCAACGCCAGCCGTCAGCGGCTGTTCTTCGGCACGCGATACACGGCCTCCGACTACCTGAACGGATCGCTCGACGAGGTCGCGATGTGGTCGCGGCGTTTGAGCGATGCCGAGGTGAACACCCTCTACAACGACGGAAACGGGATCGACCTGCGGCGATGACTGCCACAACGGACCAGATCAGCGCGTCGATGTCTGCACTGTGGCCGCTTGTGCGGCAACAGCAGGACTCCTACCTGGCCGAGAACGGATGCTACTACCAACTCCTCTGGACTCACGAGGAGCCGCCCGCGGCCCCGGCGGCCCCGGACAATCTCGACGAAACTCCGACATACGAACAGCCCGCCGAGTTTGTCGGACTGCCGCCTGTCATGCGGTCGCGGATTCGCATCGACACATACGGCAAGCCAGACGGATGGACGCTCACCATGCAGGCGATCATCGGCGGCGACCTGTGGGAGTGCTGCATCGATTGCGGCGTGGACGCCAGCCGGTCGCGACCGTGGGCCGTGGTCGTCGAGCCGCCAACCGCGCCGGTTGTGATCGCCGCGGTGACGCCGTGACGCAACGCGTCGAACGATGGACGTCGCCTCGGATGACAGTGTTTTCAGCATGAAATCCCGGGGTTTACGCCCACGGGTATTTCGGTAGCCTAGTCGGTGAACGGGTGAACACCATGATTGAACACCTCCACCGAATCGCCGCCCACGCCTACTACGTTGGCGAGGAAGCCGCTGGCCGCCGGGCGTGCGAACGCCTGCTGCGGCTTCCACTCTCTCCGGAGAAGGAAGAGAAAGTCCGCAGCAATCGGACCTGGTACACGCAGACGCTACGGGATCTCGGCGTCAACGCCGCGTTCAAGGCGATTGAAGTCAATCCCGCTGCCCCCGGCTGGTCGCTGTTCAACCCGTCGGTCGTGATGCACCACGGGAGGATGCTGGTCAACGTCCGGTCCAGCAACTACCGGATCGTGGACGGCCAGTACGTCATGCCGCCGGAAGACAGCCAGACGATCAAGACAAAGAACTGCCTATGGATTCCCGGCCGCGACCAGGCCACCTACTGGTCGGCCGACTACGAGACGACCGGCTACCCCGTTGAGGGGCTGGAAGACGTGCGGCTCAACTCCGTGGACGGCAGGCTGATCGTATCGGCTACCGTCCGCAACTGGGCCGGCCTGGACGGCACCTGCCGGATCGGCGTCGGCCGCCTGGACTTGGTCGATCGTATCGACGGGCTGCGTGTTCGCGCCACGATCGACGAACGTCACGAAAAAAACTGGATGCCGATCACCGGCAAGAAAGAGTTCCTATACCACTGCAGCCACGAAGGCCGGACGTGCCTCGTGAGTGAAGAGGATAACGACTGGACCGTGACGGCCCACGCCGAGGCTCCGCCGGTCGCCTGCGGCTTCCGCGGCGGCTCGCAGCTTGTTGAGCACCCGTGGGCACCGGGCTTGTGGTGGGCGATCGTCCACGAAGTCGCCGTCTCCGGTGGCCGCCGGGTCTACGAGCACCGGTTCGTGACTTTCGACGAGGCGGCGGACTGGAAGATCGTCAGGGTGTCGCCTCCGTTCGCATTTCACGAATCGCGAACGATTGAGTTCTGTGCCGGCTTGTGCGTGAACGACAGCGACTCGCTGATGGCATCGTTCGGCGTCAACGACGCAGAGGCGTGGCTGGCCCGCATTCCGATTGCCGACGTGGTCAACATCATGGTGGACGCATGGGAGTGACGACCTCCGCAGCATGGACCGAGACCGTCCGCCGTGCCCTTGAGAGCAACTGGCGGGAGGATGATTGGTTCGGCTGCGACAGCCGCGTGATCTTTCACTACGCCATGAAGGGCGAAATCTTCAAGCGATACCGCCCCAGGCGCGTGATCGAGATTGGCACCCGCTGCGGCTACTCGCTGCTGACGTTCCACAAGGCGTCTCCCGGGGCGAGTTATCTGTGCATCGACGGGGCGATGGACGCCGACTCCTACGACTGCCTCGCACACTGGCGACGGCTGGTGGAGCGGCACGAGATCGACGCCGACCTGATCGTGGTGGATTCGCACGCCATCAAGAGCCTGCCGCCGGCTGACTTCGCGCACATCGACGGGGACCATTCCTACGAAGGTGCCTTGGCCGATCTCCGGCTTGTCGCAGGCTCCCGAGTGATTCTTGCCGACGACTGCGACAACCAGGCCGTGAAGGCCGCGGTGGAGCAGTTCGCCCGGGATCAGGCGTGCACGGTGGAGTATTTCGATGACGGGTTACGAAAGGGGGCGGTGCTGACGTGAAGGTTGCCATCTACGCCCTCGCCAAGAACGAAGCCGCCAACGTCAAGCGGTGGGAGGCGTCGTGCCGCGAGGCCGACTATCGGGTTGTGACGGACACCGGCAGCACGGACGGCACCCTGGAGTTGCTCGGCAACGCTGGGGTCTCGGTGGCTCACGGGGCTCCGATCCCGTGGCGGTGGGACGATGCCCACAACCTTTCGCTCATGCACGTCCCTGCCGACGTGGACGTGGCGATCCGGCTCGACCTGGACGAAGCCCTGGACCCTGGATGGCGTGAAGCATTGGAGCGTGACTGGAAGCCCGAGACGACGAAGCTCCGCTACTGGTACTGGTGGTCGAACGACGTTCGGTTTCGCTGCGATCGGGTTCACTCCCGGCACGGATATCGGTGGTCTGGGGCGACGCACGAGGGGCTTTCGCGGTGGTCCGGCGATGAGGTGCAGGCTTACTCCGACGGGCTGGTGATCCGCCATCACAGGCAGCCCGGGAAGCGGCACGGCACAGACCTTGAGCTGCTACGGCAGGCGGTGCGGGAGAATCCGACCGATGCCAGGATGTCCTGGTATCTGGCTCGGGAAATGGACTACGCCGGCGACAAGGATGCCGCCGCGGCGTTTGCGTCTTATCTGCGGATGCCGGGCGGGGCTCCTAATGAGCGGGCTTACGCTCGCCGGGCGTTGACGCGGCTGGATCCGCAAGGGGCCAACTTGCACATGCTGGCCGCCATGCTTGAGGCACCGCTTGAGCCGGAGCCCTACGTTCACGTCGCCAACCTCGCTTGGAAGAAGCGGGACACCGCGGCCACGTTGCACTTCGCCCGGCAGGCGTTGAACTGCCCTGGCGAAAGCCAGACGCACACAAGCGACCCGGAATGCTACGGGGATGCTCCGGCAGACCTTGCCTATTCAGCCGCCTACGAGCTGGGCCTGCTTGACGAGGCGCTCGCCTACGCCCGGATTGCGGCGGGGCGAAACCCCGGAAACCCGCGCCACGCCGCCAACGTGTCGGCACTTGAGAGAATGATTACGGAGGACGGCCCCAAGCCGTGAAGTCGTGGACGCTATCGAAATACTGATTTGCGACTCGCTCGCCGATTCGCTGTCGAAGTTTGTGTTTCCAGGGGCGATCCCGTCGATCACCGCGGTGCGGCGTATCGTTCCGGACGACGTGACCGAAAACCTCAACGAGCTTCGGGTGTCGGTGGTCCCCGGCGATGTGGACGTGAGCAATCACACGCACGGGGCGGATCTGTTTGAGCCGACCGTGCATATCGTGATCGCCAAGCTGTTTGACACAGACGAAGAACTTGACGCCCTCTACGACCTCCGCAGCAACATCGTGGACGCAGTCCGCTCCAAGGCGTTGTCAGCGTCCACGCCGCCGATGCCAAACGGCACCCATTGGATGAGCATTCAAAACGTTGTGACGTTCGGCCGCGACCAGGTGGCGAATATGCGGACGTTCCTTGCCGACATCGCCGTGGTTTACAGGCGTGCTCAGGAGAAGGTGCTTTGAACATTCCGGTCAAGATTCCCAATCTTGGGATGCGGGCGAACACGTCGGCATTTTTTGACAAAGATGCCGTGAAGGGTGCCCTGTCGGAAATGGAAAGGAAGGCGCTGTCTAAGGCGTCGCTGGTCATCAAGGACAGGGCATTCCGCATTATCAAGAAAAGGGGTCTGGCGAGGATTCCGCGGAAACTCCAAGAGAAGCATCCAGGTGCAGGCCCGACGGCATTGTTCAATAAGGGGCTCATATCCGGCAAGCAGCGAGACCTCATAATCCGCGAGGTGCAGACTCCGAAAGGATCTCCGGCCGGCTCGCCACCGTTCACGCATACGCCTTACGCTGGCCACCAGGCATCATTCCTTGGGTTTCGCAGGAATCTCTGGAACTTCTACGACGCATCCACGCACGCTGGGGTGGTTGGGCCGTCGAAGAAGGGGAGAATGATCCCCTATCTGCACGAGTTTGGCGGTGGGCTGCGGTTGCGGACCTGGGTGTGGGTTCCGCAAAAGTTCACAAAAAGCGGCCGGATGAGGAAGCCAATCGTGATGAAACTTCCGCTGGGCCAGTCGCCAAGCGATTCCACGAAGTGGCGGCCGACGGCGATGATTGACTCCGTGATTTACCCGGCCAGGCCGTTCATGCAGCCGGCCATGGATTTCTGTATTGCCAACGGCTCAATAGCTCGAGCATTCGGCGGGAGATTCCGCAGCACAAGCGGGCCAAACGCCGGCTACTCGGTCAGGCGTGGGTAGCCTAACTGGTATACTGACGTTCAGGTGGCCGGCTTTGCCCAGACTCGCATACCAGGAGCGTCTCGATGCCCGTCGCACACAACTATCAGCTCGGCAAGGACTGCACGTTTTCGTTTGCAAGCGCAATCGCAAACAAGGATGTGAAGTCCGTGAACTTCGTTCGCGAGACTGCTGCCGAGGCCGACGTGACGACCCGCGGTTCCGACGTTATCCAGGAGTTTGTTCCGGTTCGCCAAAACACGACCGTGGAAGTTGTGTGCCTGGACCACAGTTGCGTCATGCACGGAACCGGAGTGCTGTCTGTCGCTGGCGCCACCGGAGCAGCCGTTACGGGCGTCTACTACGTCAACAACATTTCGGTTCCGCAGGAAATCGACGGTGCTGTTGAGTTCACGATCCAGCTCAAGCGATTCGTTGGAGTGTGATAGCCCATGCCAATCGACGGCGGAGGCGGGCGGTCTTACGTCCTCGGGCGTGAATGCCGGCTGACCATCGAGAGCAGGGAGATCAAAGGCGCTTCGGACGTGGTTCTCCGAATTGTGAACTCAACGATCGACGGCACGTATTTCAATGCCAATGTGCAGGCAACTATTCCTGTGTTGCAGGACGGAGAGATTTCGTTTTCGTGCCCAGATATGGATGACGCCCAATACGTTCGGTCAATGCGGTGGAAGCAAGTCGGAAAGTATTTCATCCCAAGAGTTGTGACTGTTGAGATGGAAGGTGGAGTTTTCGATCAAGCGGCTTATCGAAACGATGGATGGAACGGGGGTGCTGCTGAGTACCCGTACATCATTCACGAGATTGAATCCGACGAGCCAGTGAATGGTGCTGTCATTCCCAGGTTTACGCTTCGCAAATGGGCCGGCGAAACGAGGAATGTGCAGTGAACAACCGATTCACCGACCGCAACGGCCGCGAGTGGAAGCTGGAGGCAAACTTCGCCTCCTATGGCCGCGTGCGAGACGCCACCGGCGTCAAGCTCTACGACATCGCGACCGAGAATCGGGAAAGCCTGGTGCAGCTTGCCGACGCCCTCACGCTCGGCCAAGTGTTGTGGGCCATGGTTGAGCCGCAGGCGGAAGCCAAGGGCGTGACGCCGGAGGATTTTGCGGAGTCGTTCGACGGCGAGATCGTCGATGCCGCATATCACGCATTACTTGAGGTGATGATTTTTTTTTGCCACCCCCGCCAGAGGAAGGTGCTCGAGATCGCGGTGAGAAAGCTGCGGGAAGTGGAGCAGATGGCGGACAAGAAGGTGGACTCCGAGATGGAGGGGCTGGAGCAAGAGATCGACCGGGCAATCGGCCTGTGGACATCTGGACTCTTGGCTACGAGCTTGCCGGGATCATCGGCGTCCACCCGGGCCAATGGTCCCTGCGAGAACTCACCGATGCAGTCCGCGGGCGACAACGAGAGGACTGGAATCACACCTGTGCCGTCCTCGCCCAACTGACGGAGCTGCATCGCGATCCAAAGAAGCGGTCGCGCCCGTATGACGCCAGCGAGTTTCATCCGATGCGGCAGCCTTCCCCAGTCTCGGTAACTACAGAAAAGGTGCTGAAAGAGATCGTATGAGCACCGTAGCCGCAGTCCGTGCAGGACGCACCTTCGTCGAAGTCTTGATGGACGACACGCAGTTCCGTGCCGCCATGACGCGGGTGGAGCAGCGGATGGTGAAGTTGAGTCGGTCGCTCAAAACCATGGGCGCCGGCATGGCCGCCACCGGTGCGGTGATGGGGCTGCCGATGGTGCTGGCCGCAAAACAGGCCGCGAAGTTTGAGGATGCCCTTCTTGAGCTGAAAGCCGCCGAGAAGTCGATCACGCCAGACGCGCTCAAGCGAGTGCGTGACGAGGCGATCAGTCTCTCAAAGGCGCTTGGCGAGTCGCCGGAAACGGTGATGCAGGCTTTCACGTTGCTCATCAAGGCCGGCATGACGGTCGAGGATGCGATAAACGGCGTTGCCAAGTCGGCAGTGCAGTTTTCTAGGGTCTCGGGCGTCTCTGCCGAAGAGGCTGCGACGTTCATGAAGACGGCCATGAATATGTTCGGTGTAACCGCGGCCGAAGCGGTTGACACGCTATCCGCTGCCGCCGACTCAACTGAAGCGACGATGGCCGGGCTTGTTGAGGCGTTCGGTCTCGTGGGGGCGGTTGCGGCCGGGACCAACCAAACGCTGTTCGGCACTTCCCAGGCGATTGCGGCCTTGGCGAAGTCCGGCATTCACGGCGAGGAAGCCGGCACCGGCATCAAGGTATTTCTGTCGCGACTGATCGCCCCTTCCGGCGAGGCCACCGAGGCGCTTGTCAAGCTGGGGCTGACTGTCCAGATGTTCCGCGACAAGGCCGGCGATCTGCTGCCGCTCTCGCAAATGGTTGAAATCTTGAATAAGCAGCTTGGCCATCTCTCGCATGACACCCTTGACAAGATCATGCGAGACGATGCGATTGTGCGGGTATTCGGCGACCGCGGTATCAAGGTGATGAAGACGTTTGCCGTTCTCGGCAAGGCCGGCATGGAGGAAGTCGCGATTGCGATGGAGAGAAGCCGATCGGTTTCCGAGAAACATCAGATTGTCATGGCTGGTCTGACTGGCACGTTCTTGCGGCTGCAAAACTCTGTCAAGCTGATGGCGATTGCGTTCATGGAAGGAGGAACTCCGGCCCTCAAGGCGTTTGCCGACGCCGCAATCCCAGTGATGGATTCCATCTCGTCGCTGCTGACGAGCGTGCCGGCAATCTCTCCGGCCCTTGCGACCATGGCCGCAGCCCTGTTTGGCGTCGGCATTGTTGCGACTGGCCTCGGTTTCGCCGTGCAGTTTGTGGCCTATGGGTTGAGTGGCCTTGCCCTCCTAAAGCCGATCATCGTGGCCGCCCTTGGGGTTATTTCGACCGCCGTGTATGGGCTTGCGGCGGCGTTCACGGTGCTGCGTGCTGTCGTGGAGCGGTTCCCGGTAGCCAGCATCCTTGGGTTCGGTGCCTTCGGCTTGGCCGCCATGGGTGCCATGGTGGCGACCAGGAAGGTCGGGGCGAAGGCTGGTGATGCTGCCGCAGGCGGCGGGGCCGCAGGCGATCCGGCCAAAATCCAACGCGATCAAAACCGAGATCCGCTGGCACAACCAGGCAAGCAAGGTGCCGGGATGGCATCTGGCGATCGAGGGAAATCGCTCGGCACGTTCGCTGCTGCCGTGGCGTCGCAGATGGGCATTGGCCCGGCGCTTTCATCGCAGGATCAGATGGTCAACTTCGCCGCCATGACGGCCGCCAACACCGAAGAGTTGGTCAAGCAAAGCATGGTCATCCCGCAACAAATCGCCGCCGAGATTTTCAAGTCAATCGGCAGCGTGGCCCCCACCCTGCCGTTCGGCCCGAAACCTCCGGTGCAGGGTCCGGACGGCCTATTCAACGTCCCTGGGGCAAAGATCCCAGCCGCCGCAGACCTGCAGGCCGGCATGAATGCCCCCGGCGTTCGCGGCGGCGTTGGAGCAAGAAACAACGGCGACCTTGTCAGTGCAAGCGAGCGAGCTGCGATCGCTGCCGAAGAGTCTCGCAACTACCTGCGGCAACTCGTTGAGAAGGCCGCCAACGGAGGGCTGGCGTTCGCCTAATCCATGGCACTCATCGTACCCAACAAGATCGAGACGGTTGAAAGCGGCGCGGGCACGCTGTCGTCGGGCGATACCGGCCTCATCTCTCGCGAAGTTGAGCTGAAATGGATCGTGTCGGAGATGGATTCTTACGACAAGGCGGAAACGAAAGGGAAGGAGCTTGCGCCGCTCTACTATGACGGCCACCAGCGAGGGGCAATCAACTGCACGCCACTCGGGAACGGCTGGTATCGGATCTCAGCCAACTATCGGAACGAGGGTATTTCCGACTATGAGGGGTGGGGTGTTGAAGGCGCCACTGCAACGCTTGTTCCAAACGGCGTGACGGTCGATACCACGGGTGGCAGCGAGCTTATCACGCAATCGCTTGAGACCTCAAAGTATCCATCGGAAGGCGAAAACGTCGCACCGGATTCGTTTGGTGCAATCAACGTCTCCGGCGACCAGGTGCATGGAATCCAAAAGACGATTCCAACATTCAACTTCACCGAAACGTGGGCCGTGCCGTCTTGGTATTTGTTGGTTGGATCTCGCAAGGGCAACGTGGACAAAGACGACGAACAGAAGCCGGGTCCGTCGGATCCCTATGCGAAAACGCTGCGCAACTTGACGGGCCAGGTGAACCGATACCCGTTTCGTATTTTTGACGCCGGCGAGGTGTTATTTCTAGGTGCGAGATACGACATAACGCGGTCTTCAACAATGGTGATGGTGACCTATTCGTTTAGCGTTCAGCCAAATCGAGACGATTTCAAGGTTGGCGACATCACGGTGAAATACAAGGACGGGTGGGATTTCTTGTGGGTGCAATACCAAGACGAGTCGAGCGAGGGGTCTGCGGTCAAGAAACCAAAATACGTCTACGTCGATCGCATCTATGAACGGGCCAACTTTGACGATTTGCTGATTGGCAAGGATTGGAATCAGCACTTCATCTATTCCGGCGATACGTTCACGCACCCACTTGATGACAAAAAGAGAAACAAGTCGTGAGCGACGCATTCCGCAAGGTTCGGCCGGGCGAGCCAGTCCGAGTGGCGGCCTCGGCCTGGAACCGGATCATCGACCAGGTCGTCACCAAACCGCGATTTGATGGCGAGGGATCGGCGTGGCCTGAGACAAACTTCCGGGTGCGGTGCAAAAACTTTACCTCCACTGGCATTTCCCGGTGGGGAGTGCTCCAGGTCAGCAACGTGCTCGAGCAGCCGACCGGCGTCGGCAGCCAGTTTGAGCAGTGGCCGGGCGTGATCGGCGTCACGCCGTCGTCGCTTGCCGGCGGTGGTGCCGCCTACGCGGTGGCGGTTGAGCCAATCCCGGCCGGGTCCATAGGCAGGGCCGCGATCGACGGCGTCGTGCAGGCGAAGGTGCTGGTGCTCTGCACCGGGCACCAATACGCGAAGCCGAAGTCGAGCGAAATCGACTACTTGGAGACGTGCGAGGCCGGGCCGTTCCGGATCATCTGGAAGGGGACGACCGGGCCGGCAAACCCGACGGGCGTCACTGGTCCCACGAAGCCGTGGGCGTTGCTCTCGTTCTGTCACGATCGCATTCCAGAGACGATTCCCGGCCACTCCACCGGCGCCACCCAGCTCCTCGGCCACGGCAAGGGCTCCACCGGGGCGTCGGGGTGCGACACGGGCCTGCAGTGGTATTCCGTGACGGAGTGCTCGGGCAACCCGTCCTACGCCTCCAGCTACTTCCTCTGAGGTTCCGATGCCCGAATCATTCGCCAGCCGCGGCTACCGGCTTTCCACCACCGGCACCACCTACGTCGCCACGGGCGTGACCGGGACAACTGGCACCACGGGCGTGACGCTGGTGCGGTCGATCTCTGTCGCCAACGTGGACTTGTCCAACGCTGCAGCGGTGACGGTGCGGCTGCACCAGGGGGCGACCGGCTATGCCTTGGCGGCCAACGTCAACGTGGCGACCGGCACCCGCTACGAAGTGCTGACGGCCCCGCTGGCGGTTCGGCAGGGGGATTCGGTGTCAGCCACGGCGTCGGCGGTTGACCGGCTCGAGGTTGTGGTTTCGTCGTTGGAGATCACCTGATCGTGGAGATCCGGTTTCGGAATGGTGGGCCGCTGATGCTGCCCGGAGCAGTTGTCGCCGGCAGCGAAGCGTGCTGCTGCGAGAATCCGCCGCCGGACTGCCTTTGCGGCGATCTTTGTTTGTATCGCCTAGAAGTGGTTTCGCCTGTGGCGATGGCTGTTGCGCATCGTTTTGAATGCAATGGCTCAAATGCGAGCGTCACAAAAACTCCGGGCGTCATGTCTGCGGTCATTGAGGATGTGGCTCCATCGGAAACTTGGCCATTTCCATATATCGACGACAGTGTTTCAACGTCATGGATATTTGACACCTTTGATGTCAAAGGCAGGGCCGCAGGCGTAACTCACAGAGGAATGAGAAATCAGTATTCCTTTGGCATTCGGCCGCGAGGATTTTATTTTGACATTCAAGTTGAGCTGCGATGCGGAAGCGTTCCGCCTTCTAAAGACAGAGTTGGAAACTACATATATATCCAACTGTATGCAGAGTCATATACGGCCGGTGAGTCAGTAGGCAACATTCGCCGGGTGTTGAAAAGAAAGGTTGTCGCGCTTGATGACTATTGCAGTTCCGATGTTCGCAAGAGATGCCCGGATTCAGTGTGGTATGGCGCTCAAACAAAGATGTTTGATGCAATCGGCGAGTTCACTGTCTCGTTTGACACAACATCGCTTGGCGCGTTTGACGACCTTAGCCTCGGAGAAAGAGGCGACGACGATGCGGTAAGCATTATGGAGACTGCTTCTGATGCGCTGCCGCCCACAACCTTCCGCATCACCTCGCGGCGTAACTGCGATTCGCCAGTCACATGCAATTGCGCCGCATCGCTCCGCGGGATGGTTGTTGATCTTGGCAATCTCAAATCAGTAAGCAGCTCCGCGCCGTCGTCGTATCGAGTCAGCAGTTCGCTCGTTGATTTTGTTTACATGTATGACACGTCGGACCAAACCGTTGCCTGGCAAGGTCCGTTCGGGTTTTACGAATACGACCAGAACGACCCGGACGGCCCGCAAAACGGCGACGGCAAGTTTACCCGCCGTTTATGGCGGCAGCGTGCAGAACTCTACTGCGACGTGATCGACGGAGTCGCTCAGTGGTTTGTGCTCTTCACGAGTTTTCGTGACATCTACAACGAAGCCGGAACCTCGACGCATCGGTCATACGACCAGTGGGCCGGCAAGATTGACTGCTTCAAGGCGTGCGAGGACTTGGATAACTACATCGACGCAGATGACCCGGTGCCAATGGGGGAGCCGTATGACATCGAATACCTCGGGCGAACAACCGAAACCGGATACCTTGAGTGCGAACCGCCACCGAGACTCACAATCCGCTTCACGCAATTCGTCACTTGTTGAGCGATACCATGCCATCCGTGCGGCGAAGGCAGGCACCGAAGCCCCGCCCGCCATGCCCGGCTTCCTAGAGCGTGTCGGCAACTTTGCCACGTCCGCCGTGCGTCACGTCGCCGCCGGAGCCCCACGCTGCACCGACGAGGAGGTGGCAGCGAGGTTCGCTATCTGCCAAGGATGCGAGCACTACACCGGGTCGGCCTGCAGGAAGTGTGGGTGTGGCGTGAGCGGGCAGCGTGGGCTTGTCTCAAAACTCTCCTGGGCCGGCGAGTCGTGCCCCGTGGGGAAATGGGTGCCGATCACGCGGGAAAAAACAGCGGTTGACGGTTGTCCACCTACGGAGACACTCGCTGAATGAGCGGACGCAAAACCACGGAGGTTCGCATGGCGAAAGGTTCGTTGCTGTCTGTCGTGTCCGACCGCTACTCAAAAATAAAACCCGCCCCGCGGGATTTCTTTGGCCGGCTGCCGCCGGAGGCTCAGGCCGAGTTGCTTGAGGTTCGCCGCCAGTTCCAGGCAGGAGCCATGGCAGGCACCGGAGCCAAGGCGCTCGCCTCCGTCGTCGTTGCCGCTTGCGAAGAACGTGGTTGGACAACTTGCTCCCCGACGAGGATGCGCGAATGGCTGGCTCGCCGGGAAAGCTGACTGCCGACGTTGCGGCCCGCGTGAACGAAGCCGATCGGCTGGCAACCGACGCCGATCTGGCACGTCTGCGGTCGGAGGTGGCGTCGTACCGAAAAAGGTATACCGCGGCACTCGCCGCGCTTGACCGCGAGCGGTCGCGGGCAGACGCCGCGCTGTCGCTGCAGGGGATCAAGCCGGTGCGCGGCAAGCCTGCCGCCAAGCGGGCCGCTAAGAAACACGCGGCCACGATGGTGTTCATGCTGTCGGACGTGCACTGCGAAGAGCGCGTCGATCCGGCAACCGTCAACGGTGAGAACGACTATTCGCTCGAGGTGTGCGAGCGGCGGCTGGCAGAGCTTGAGCGGCGGCTGTTCACCATGCTTGAGCACGAGCGGACGCTGGCAGACATCCGGCGGATCGTCGTCTGGCTGGGTGGCGATTTCATCACGGGGCACATTCACCCGGATTGCGTCGAGGTAACGCAGCTGACCCCACCCAACGCAACCAGGTGGATCGGAGAGCGGATTCGTGGGCTGATCGACGCGATCGCCGAGCGGGTGGATTCGGTCGTGATTGCCACCAACGCCGGCAACCACGGGCGGAGCACCGAGAAGCTCCGGATCGCCACGGAGCTAGACCACTCGTGGGAACAGTTGATGTACCACACGCTCGCCCGCGAAGAGCGGAACACGAACGTGGATTGGCAGATCGCCACCGGGCACCTGGGCTACGTGGACCTTGACGGGTTCGTTTTGCGGACGACGCACGGCCATTCCATCCGTTATGCCGGTGGCGTCTACGGCTTGGCACTGCCGGCGAGCAAGGCGATTGCCGCGTGGGACGTGAGCCGCCGGGCTGACCTGACGATCTTCGGCCACTACCACAACTGGGGCTGGCTCCGCGGTGCCCGGTACGTCTGCAACGGCAGCGTGATTGGCTACTCGCCGTACGCGGTGTTCATCAAGGCGTCGAGCAACGAGCGGCCATGCCAAGGGCTGGTGGTGATCGACCACGGACGGCGGGAAGTGACGAAGGCTTACCCGCTGTTTTGCGACGGCGACTTGAGGGCAAAGCATTGACCCTCCTGCCAGACGACTACATCGCACAAGCCAACCGGGACGCACGTCGCTACCAGGGGCAATGGACTGGAACGATTGGGTCGATGGCGGCCCACGTCCGGAGACTCATCATCGAGAGAGAGGAGATCATGCTGATGCTGGAAGGGAAGCAGCGCGCCGCGCCGGAGGTGTCCGCCATCGTCGAAGAGGCGTGGGCGAAATACCGGCAGCACGGTCCTGCGGAGCGGAAGGTGTACGGGTGCGATGGCGACAAGCCGGCGAAGGCAACGCCAGCCGAAGAGTTGTGCCACCGCACGGCGGAGGTGATCCGCGATCGGCGGCCGAAGTACGGCGGGCCAAAACAACACTTCGCCCGCACGATCGGCATGGTCAATGCGGCGTTCTCCGACGTGCTGAAACGTCCGCTCACCGAGGCGGATTGGGCCACCATCATGATCCTCGACAAGATCGCCCGGTTCCGGGGTCCAAATGCCACGGTGGATGGCCCGGTGGACATCGCCGGTTACGCCGCGTGCTTGTTTGAGGTAATGGACAATCCGGGCACCTGAACAAACGTACAATAGAGGGGAGAGGGCAGACAGTGGCCGGAGAGGCGAGAGAGTGGCTGTTTCGGACGACTCGCCGCGGGCGCGAGCCGCTCGCTGCACCGAATGAGGGCGGATCGCATCTTCACTACCAGCCCACTCGCCGGGTCGGCATCGGCTCGATTACGTCCAACAAAATGACATACCTCGAATACCTCGCCATCCGCAGCGGCATGACGCTCACAGAGGTGAAGAGGCTCCTAGATGAAGGGAAACGCTAATGCCGACAAGTCTCACCGTAGCCGGCACCACCCGGCTCGCCTGGTCGTTGTCCGATCCGCAGTCCGTCGCCTCCTACTCCGCCACCGGAGAGGAGCGGTCAACGCGAGCAATCGACAACGGCACGGGTGTCGGCCAGGCGAACGTGGCCGCGACTAAGACGATCACCGGCACGCAGGCCGGTTTCGGTCTGTCGCTCACCGGCATTACCGGTTCGGTGCTCGGCACCACGCAGACCGCCAACGTCTCAACCGTTCGGGAGTTGCTCGTGCAGGTGAACACCGGGCCGACCGGTGGGTTTTTGACCATGACGCACCCCGGCATCTCCGGCGTCCGGGTTGGGCTCGGCGGGCAGTTCCACCTCGCCGATTACCAATCCGGCATCACGGGCGGGACGCTGTCGTTCTCGTCAACCGTGGCCGGCACCTACAACGTGGACGTGACCGCCGTTGGCGTGGGGAGCTACACATGACCGGAAGTATTTCGGATGTCGTTTCGGCGGCCGACGAGCAGAAGAACGTGCTTGACAAGATCGCCGTGTTCGTGGCTGCGGCGAAGGCCGCGGCCGTGGGCGGCATTACCTGGGGCGAGTTCACCCAGCTTGCCCTCGACCTGCTGCGGCTGGTCGTGTCGTCGCTTGACACCGTCAAGAGCATGACGGGGGCGGAGAAAAAGGCTGCGGCCATCGACGCCGTGGGGATGCTGTTCGATGCCCTCGCCGACAAGGCAATCCCGACCGTCGTCTGGCCTGTGTGGCTCATTGTCCGGTCGTCGGTTCGCACGCTCATCTTGGCGATGGCGGGCGGTGCCGTGGAATACATCCTGCCCACCGTCCGCAAGGTGTGACCATGCCGATCCCGACGCTATCCGAGTTGCGGACGCTCCATGAGTGGTCCCCGATCCTCGGCTACCTGCGTCGGCTTTCGGCAACGCTCGATGCCCGGGAACGGGCAGTGATCCTCGGCGACATGGTGGAGTGGGTTTCGGAGAAGGTGCAGCTGCCATTCCTTGAGCGGCTGGCAGTGAAGTTCGCCGCGGTCGTGAAGACGCCGGAAGGTATCGACCTGGTCCGTGAGGCGGTCGTGGTTGGCGACAAGATTGTGGATTCCATGCCCAAGGAGTAGCCGTCCGTGATCCAGACTTACGTTCAGACTGCCGTGGGAATCGCCGTCGTTGTCTATGCCCTGTACCTGCTCGCCCAACGGGTGGGGTTGCGGTGGCCGCCAAAGGCCGCCGGCCTTCCGGTCGATGATGTGCGGATCGTGTCGGACCTCGCCACCAGGCTGCGGGCTGCACAGAAGACCGATGCGGTGAAGATTGCCCTTGCCCTTCACGCCGAGCTGCTCAAGCCGGAGACGAATGCGTGAAGCCGCTCTTGCTACTCGCCGCCGGGCTGGTGCTGATATTCGGAATCCCTGACCTCTCCGGGATTCGCTGGCCCGTGTCCATTGTGGCGACGCCGGAGTTGCCGACGGCTGCAGTGTACGTCTACGAGAAAGACGTGACTGCGGTTCCGACCGGCGTGGTTGTTGGGCTGAACCTGCTGAACCGCGACCGCGGCATCGTCGCCAATCTCTATGAGGCTGACACCACGGACGGGACCGGTGACGTTCCGGATCAGTATCGGAGCGCGTTGGCGGCGGCCACAGCGTCGGGCCTGCCGGCCTTGGTTGTGCTGTCGGGTACTACGGTGCTGTCAGTGACGCCAGCCCCTAAGGATTCCGATGCGATCGTGAGGGCGGTTCCATGAGCATTGACCCGAAGCTCATCGACGTTTTCCCGGCCGAGCCGGACGGTTATCCCGACCACTTGGCGGCTGAGGATACGGACGACGTTCTGCGTGACGTGTGCGGGGCTGCCAGCAGGGAGTTTCCCGATTCTCTGTGGATCGAGCCTCGGGATTGGGCGGATGCCGCCGCTGACAACGACCGCTATAAGACGTGGCCTGTCAACTTTTGTGACAGATTTACCTACCAGGGTCCGCGATCGCACGAGTGCACCTGCCACTCCCTCGTCGCCAATATGACGATCGCACGGAACCGGGCTCGATCGGTTATCTACGAGGACGGGCCGAAGGCGGATTTCCGTTACCCCGACTCCGCGGCATTTGATTCGGTTTTCCTCTCACCACTCAGCGTGTATGCCGAAGCCAACCCCGACCAGTGGGGCGGCGCGAACGTGCGGCGGGTGATGGAGATTGCTGTCCGTCGTGGTGTGCTGCCGGACACGCTGCAGCCCAAGGAATACGGATTCCGCCACTCGCTCCAAGGCACGTCGGGCCGTGGAAACAGCAATCAATCCGGCGGGCGGTGGATCCCGGTCGAGCGGTTCCCGGATGGGTGGAAGGACACCGCAAAGCATTTCCGTCCGCTGGAGGTGATCTTCCCGTCCAGCTTTGAGCAGGCGGTGTGCCTGGTGCTGCATGGCTACGCGGTGAGCGTGGGCCGCAACGGGCACGCCGTGCCGTGGGCACGGTGGGTTCACGGTGAACGGCTGATGGAATACGTCGATTCATACGACATCCTCCGCTACGACTCCGAGAGGACCGCACGTTCTGCGTGGCGAGGATCGTTCGCGATTGCCACGGTGACGCTCCCCGACGACTGGAGCCGGCCTGGTGCCGGGTGATTCCATGCGTGGCCTACTTGTTTCGCTGGTGTTCGCGGCGTCCGCCATCGCTGGGCAGTGCGGATCGTGCGAGGGGACGCGGGTCCGCGGCACGGTTCCGCTGTTCTACCCCTGCCCGGATTGCGGCGGCACGGGCGAGGTGGCCGATCCGCCGGATGAAAAGGTGCGCGGTATTTCGGAACGAAAGCCTGGGCATCCCCGGCCCGCTGTCTGCCGGGTTGTCTCCAC